CCGCCGAGCTCCCAGCCGCGGCCCGAACAGCCTCCCGCAGAGCTGTGAACGCGACCCCGAACTGATCACAAGCTGATCGCGAACTTGGAGCGAACAAATGCCCGAGAATGACGCCTCGCTGAAGCGCGGCGCTGCTCGCATGCGCGAGCTGGCGACCGAGGACCGGGCCAAGCGCGAGGCTCTGGAGGAGGAGCTGAGCGCAGGCCTGGGCCGCACGCCGGCCGCCATCGACAAGCTCACGATCAACGCGATTGCCGCAACGCAGGTTCGCGCGCTTCGGCTTCGTCAGGCCGGCAGGTCAGACCTGGAAGAGCGCCGCTTGCTGACTCAATTGCTCCGAACGAGCGGCCTGCGCCCGGCGCCGGCATCGGCGCCGGCGCCGTTGACCATAGCCCAGCGACTCGCGGCGGCCGGCTATGCGCCGCCGCCCGAAAACGGGATCTCCAGCGAGTTTGACGACGGCGGCGAGGAGCCGTCCGGCGAAGCAGCGCTCAGCGAGGCCGAGAGCGAGACTGGAGCGGTCGCGTGAAAGCGCTCATCAGCATGAGAAAGGCAATCGAGAGCCCCGCGATCCTCGGCTCCGCGTTCCCTCGGGGCTCTGGTGGGGACTCGTGGATCGCCTGGCGGGCCATGGCGATCGCCGCCATGGGCGAGCCGTTGACAGCACCCGAGCTTGCGGCCTTTCGGAAGCTCACCAATCGCCAAAACTCTCCGGCAGAGCGCGTCGAGGAACTCGTAATCGTTAAGGGCCGGAGATCGGGCGGGACCACGTTCGCCGCTGTGATCGTGGCGTACCTGTCTGCCCTGGTCGATTATTCCGGTGTGTTGGGCGTTGGCGAGCAGGCAACTGCGCTGCTGGTCGCGCCGACCGCGAAGCAGGCTGAAATCGCCTTCGGCAGAGTCGGCGGCATCTTCGACGCGAGCCCGCTTCTCAGCGGCATGGTCGTAAACCGCACCGCGGATTCGCTTGAGCTCAACAACGGCGTCACCGTTGAGGTCGGCGTTGCCTCGTACCGCAGCGTGCGCGGCCTATCATTGGTCTGTGCCGTCGCCGACGAGGCAGCATTTCTGATGAGTGAGGGAAAAAATACAGACGCCGAGCTGGCGAACGCGCTACGCCCAGCGCTGATCACGACGCGCGGCTTGTTGGTGCTGTCATCCACGCCGTACGCGCCCACCGGCGAGTTGCACGCGCTCCACGAGAAGTATTACGGCAAAGACGACGGCGCGGTCCTGGTGGCCCGCGCCACGTCGCGGGACACCAATCCGACGCTGGCGCAATCCGTCATCGATCGCGCGATAGAGCGCGACCCGGTCGCCGCCCGCGCGGAGTTTATGGGCGAGTTTCGCAGCGACGTTAGCGGCTTCATCAGCCGCGACATGTTGCTGGCCGCAGTCGACGAAGGCGTGACCGCACGGCCGCCCTCAGGCGGCCACGTCGCGTTCTGCGATGCTGCGAGCGGCATCGCCGAGAACGACGGCGACAGCTTCACCATGGCGATCGGCCACGCCGATGCCGATGGGGTGGTGATTATCGACCGTGTCAGCGAATGGAAACCGCCCTTCAACGCATCATCCGTCACCGCCGAGGTTGCTACCATCCTGAAGGAGTACGGCGTCGACGAAGTGACGAGTGACGGATTTTCCAGTGGGTTTTTGCGAGCCGAGCTATCGCGCAACGGCATCGGGCACAAAATTTCGGAGCTGAGCAAGTCGGAGTTGTACTTGGCATCTTTGCCGATGTTGAGCAGCGGGCGCGTGCGGTTGCTCAACCACAAGGTGTTGATCGATCAGTTCGCGGCGCTTGAACGCAAGCCCGGCACAAACGGTCGAGATCGAATCGATGCGCGAGGGCACGAGGATCTTGCCAACAGTGTCGCCGGCGTCGTCGCCATGCTCTCGGCCGGCAATCCGGCGCCGAACATTTTGGAGTTCTACAGGCGACAAGTCGAAGCCGCGGTCGCGGCCGAAGCCGCGCCGCCGACACTGCAAGCGGAGCACGGCCATCAGGCCGTAATGCAGATCGGCGCTCGGCCGCATCGGCCAGTTAACTTTGTGAAGGTGATTGTGCCCTCCGGCAGAGAGCCCAGTCACGTCATGGGCATTTCGGGCGCGTCCTACGCCACGGAGTTCGAGAACGACACGCGGGTCTGCTGGTTGAGCGAGGCGGACGCGATGGTGCTGGTCGGCAACCCCTGGGCAAATCTCGAATGGCATGAGGCAAACACGGTTTTGTACGCGGAGCTGAAGGCCAAGCGTGGCCCCGCGCCGGCCCGCGGCGTTCGGGTTGTCGATCTGCTCCAGGCTGCTGACGACGCGCGGCCGCGCAGCCCGCTCGATCGCGGCGGCATCGCAAATGATGCGCTTCGCGCGATGGGGAGGCTGGGATGAACATAACGGCGGCACTCGACGAGAGGGAGAATGTGATCATGCTTTTTAAATCGCCGGCGGAGCTGCAGCGCGACTGGCATCATTTCAGCGCCAAGGCTAACGAAGCCTGGAATGCCATCTGGCGCGAATATGGGCTGACCAAGGCCGCGCTCAAAGGTGATACCGGCGCGCTTGCAAAAGCAGCCGCCAGCGATGTGGCGCTGGCGAAGATCGAAGCCACCCGCCTCCGATCGGAACGTGGCGATCTCTTCGCGGAAAATGAGCTGCACCTACAGACGCTGCTGAAGGCCCGCGATTGGCTGAATGACTACAACCGCAAGAACGCCGAACACAATCGACTCGCGAAGCGCTCGGAACGCTTCGCGCAGCGCCTGGGGCAGCACCGATGAGTGACGATCGAATCGAAAAAATCGAAACAGCCCACGGCCTCGAAAAGCTCGATACGCCAAGAGGCGCCGGCGCTCGTTCGATGGCGCCGCTGTCGCCGTCCGCGGTGAGCGTGTCTTATTCGAACCAATCTCCTCCGGGCACCGGCGCCGATTGGTTCGGGCCGCTGCAGCCGATCCATCCGATCGCTCCCCCGGAGGTCGCCGGACGCGCCTGGGATTTCACGCCGGGCTACAACTTAAACACAACGCCGCGCCCGTACGAGCCAGTCAGCTTCGCGGCGTTGCGCGCTCTGGCCGATTCTTACGATCCGGTGCGGCTCATCATTGAGCGCCGCAAGGACCAGATGTGTCGTCTGCCGTGGGTGATCCGCGTCAAGCACGACGACACCAAGAAGAAGCGGCCGTCGAAGGCGCAGCTTTCGGCAGCGACGCGGTCGCGCATCGCCGACATCACCGACATTTTCAAGCGGCCGGAGTACGCCGTTTCGTTCAGCTCTTGGCTTCGTGCGCTGCTCGAAGATTTGTACATTTTGGACGCACCCGCGATCTACTTGAAGCGCGATTGGCGCGGCAACCTGATCAGGCTCGAGAATATCGACGGTGCGACGATCAAGCGCGTGATCGATGACTGGGGGCGCACGCCAGAACCATTCCCATGGTCTGGCGAGGATTTCATGTGGAACGGCCAGCTGGTGACGCCCGCGAGCTTCGATCAGGCCGGCTTCAAGGCCATGAACGGTTTTGCGTTCCCTGCGACGCACCAGCAGATCCTGAAGGGCCTCCCTGCCGCCAACCTCTCCGCGCTCGATCTTATCTATCGCCCGCTCAACATCAGGCCAGGTCGGGCGTACGGATTTTCGCCTTGCGAACAGATTCTATCGACAGTCTCGATCGCGATGCGTCGAGCCTATTCGCAGTTGGAGTATTTTCGCGAGGGCAATCAGCCGGACGCTCTGTTCTCGGTACCTGAGACGTGGACGCCTGACCAAATCCAGAGATACCAAGACTATTTTGACGCGATGCTATCCGGCAACCTGGCAGCGCGCCGGCGGATGAAATTCGTCCCGGGCGGCGGCAAGTACACGCCGACGAAGGAAGCGCCGCTCAAGACCGATTTCGACGAGTGGTTGGTTCGCATTGTCTGCTTTGCGTTTTCGTACCCACCGACTGCCTTCGTGCAGCTCTCCAACCGCTCCATTGCCGAGGAGCATTCAAAAGTTGGCGAGGAAGAAGGTCTACAGTCGACCAAGCAATGGGCCGCCGAGTTCTTCAACGAAATTATAGAGCACCATCTCGACGAAGACGAACTCGAGTTCGCCTTTGTCGAGGAGGACGAGGTCGACCAAGAGAAGCAAGCCACCATCCTGAATTCCTACGCCGAGAACGGCGTGCTCACCTTGAACCAGGTCCGCGAGCGGCTCGGTGAGGAGCCCGACCCCGACCCCGCCGCAAATCGGCTGATGGTCAAAACCGCCGCCGGCTACGTGCCGATCGGTGCAGCCTCCACACTTTCAAACTCAAAGGAGCTTCCTAATGCTTGAGATCATCGTTCCGCCCGGCGCCTCTACCACCATCATCGCCCAGGACGGTCAGCAATACCACGCGCGCGTGCACGATGGTCGCGTCTTCATTGATCTTCGGCCGCGCGAGTTTCGGGCGCTCTTGAGCGGCCGCGAGGGCAAAGCCTGGCATGACGCGAATCCCGCCGCGCTGCAAAGTCTGGCGCAGTTCTAGGGAGTAGCGCATGCCAAAATCAGCGATCGATCCTTTTTTTGCAACGAATCAAGAGCCGCTCACGGCCGCGCGCAAAGGCGCGGCCGTCACGCCGAACGACACTGCCGATCTCGCGCAAGTCACCAGCTCGTTGATCGTGGCAACTGGAGCGGGCGCCACCGGCATCGCCGTGATCTTTGCCGACGGCAGCGACCAGCAGCCGGTGACGATTCCGCTCGCGCCGAACGACAACGTTCAGCTGAACCTGCAGGTTCGCCGCGTCATGTCGACCGGAACCGCGCTCGGCACCGGCGGCGGTGTCGTGGCGTTGTGGAGCTGAGACTACTCTCCGACCAAGAAAGGATCTAATTATGGCGATCACCTCGGGCGTTGGGCCGCATGCGGCATGGCTCAGCGTCGACGGCGCGTCGTTCGCAGTCGAGCGCGGATCGGTAAGTCAGCAGGCCAAGCGGAAGAGCTCGTCCTTCAGCGTCTCTATCCCGATGGGGCTCGACGGCGCCGCCGAGACGCTGGCTTGGACCGGCGGCAGAAATGCCGGCATCACCGTCCTGGCGCGCGGTCAGACCTCCCCGCTGTTTACCGGTAGGCTTGACAAGATTTCGTTCGACTATATCGGTCGAACTATCCACGTCTCAGGTCGAGACAAATCGGATGAACTTCATCAGAAAAAGACGTCGGAGAAATGGCTCAACAAGAAGCCATCCGATATCGTGCAGGACCTGATTGGCCGCGTCGGACTCTCCGGCAACATCTCTTCCAGTGCCTTGATGGCTGGCAAGCGTCTGGAGCAGGACTTCGTAAAGCTCTCAGACAACGTATCCTACGCCCAGATCATCCATAAGCTCGCCGAATTGGATGGCGCGCGGTGGTTCGTCGATGCCAACGGCCAGTTCAACTACGTGCCGCTCGGCAGCCCGCAGGGCGTCTACTCGATCCAGATCGATCAGACCAAACAGCCGATCTCATCAGACTGCATGGTGCTGAAGGTCAGCCGCAACGTTCAGGCCAGTAAAACGATCGAGGTCACGGTGAAGGCTTGGCACCCGAAAAAGAAGCAGGTGTTTGAATTCACCTCCAACGTGGAGGGCGTTGGCGGCACCCATTCCTACAACTATCACATCCCCGGGCTCGAGCAGGAACATGTGAAGCAACACGCCATGTCTCAGGCCAATGAAAAAGCGCGCCACGAATTGACGGTGCACGCCACCGTCGTCGGCGACCCTTCGGTCGCCGCCGGCATGGGCCTGCAGCTCTCAGGCACGCATTACGACCAAGCCTTCGAAATCGATTATGTCCACCACGACTTCGGTATGGGTGGGTACCGGACATCGATCACCGCGCGTTCGGCCAAGGAAGGGCGTTCGGCGGAATAAATAGGGCTCCGGGGCGGCGGCGTCGTCGCTCTCTGGAGCTGAGCCAAATCGAAAGGAAAAAAGCCGATGTCACTTCCCAATGTAACGATGCAGCCCGCGGCCGGCATGCAAATTCCAACAATGGTCAACCTTCCGGACAGCACCACTGTTTTTCCGAACGCTTCGGGACAGATCTCGATTTCCTCTAAATTTGTGAGTCAGATGGTCGCCGCCGGATGGCAGATTGTGGTGTCCGGCGGAACCACGCATGTCCCGTAGTTAGGTGCACCGCGCACCCTATCAACATCAATTTCTAATCGCGCGATCTCGATGCGGCGCTGTCTCCGTCAGCGCCGTTTGAGGTCGTGCGTCGAGGAGCAGGCTGATCCGGGGACGGTGAAGCCTGCTCCTCACCCAATCGCGCGACCTCAGCGGCGAGTTTTCCTCCTCGCCGCTGAGGCTCGCGTGCAGGGCTGGCGAGTTCTCCGGGGGGTGAGCTCGCCAGCCCATCCGTTTCCGACCGCGCGGATCTTATCCAGTCCGCGCAAACTGGGCCGGCGGGCGCCTCGATGGCGCGCGCTGGCCCCTTTTTTCATGTCTTCCGAGCGGCGCGTCTCTCCGTCCGCGTTTGCTTGGCGCTCGGCGGCCGGCCACGGATGTACTGGCCGGTCGCCGGAGCAATCTTCACTCAGCAGGTACCCAATGAAAATGTTTGATCTGCTCGGCTTCATCGCCGAGCTCCCCGCGATCGAGCGCGACCTTCAAGCGTCCGGCCCGAAGATCGTCGAGGAGGCGTGTAAGATCGTCCAGAAAAAGGCCAAGGCCGCGATCGGACGTGAGCATGAACTGTGGGCACCTCTCGCGGAGTCCACGATTGCGGACAAGGCAAAGCATGGTTTCCCGACACCGAAGCCGTTGCTTCGCACCGGAGAGCTTAGAGATTCGATCGAATACACGGTGAGCGGCCTCGAAGGCTGCGTGGGCAGCGACGACCCTGTCGCGGTATATCAGGAGCTAGGAACCAGCCGCGGCCTGCCGCCCCGAAGCTTCCTTGTGTCCTCGGCTATTTCCTCGGAAGACAAAATCCGGCGCATGGCCACCGCAACAACGGTCGCCGCGTTCTCCGGCTACGGTCATCACGCCAGTGAAGTGCGCGAGATGCTTCACCTGCTCCACCAGGCAGGACACGCGCTGTATGAACTTGGCGAGGATCTACTCGGTGGTGATGATGACGAAGGAAACGACAGATGACCGTCATGCTTAAGGACGCGCCTGGCGCAGACGAGCTGATCAAAAGGCTCGTCGCGGCCTCTGGCGATATGGGACTGGCCTTCGCTGGAGAACCCGACGACAGGGTAAGCGCTCACCTGGATCGAGCGCTCGTCACCATGCAGCGGGGCCTCGCCGACGAGCTTGGCGCAACCATGGCGGCCAAGATCGTGACCGCACTGAAGCACGCGGTCATGCTGCGGAAGGCCGAACTTGAGCGAAGACCTCGGGGGCGAGCATGAGGTCTGATCAGCCCGGCGAGACAAACCGGATGTGATCTCGCAAATTGCCGACAAGCAGCCAGAATCTCCCGCGATTGCCGCAGAACGGTCGAACGAAACTATCGAAAAATCGACCCGAACTGAAGCGGAGCCGCCGAGGGCGATGAAATCGCCCGTCACCCCTTGCGGAGTGGCGGGCGCCTTTTGCTTTAGACCACCGGTCTCCAGCCGCAGGCCGCTAGATATCCAGCATTAATCCACTGCGGCGTTTCGCAGTTTCCGAACTGCACAAGGCCCAGCCATGGATCGCGAGGATGGATCCGCAGCAAGGTCGCGTATTGTTCGGCCAGAGCATATTTCGTGATAGTCTTGTGGAACGGCAATATTGCCTCCTTTGAGTGAGAACGGTCAGCTATGTAGGGGTTGGGCGCGAGCTCGAGCCCGACGGTCGGGCGAGTTGGGACTGCGCTGATATCTATTATAGCGAAGTCTCGATGATTGTCGAAAGGGCTTTACTGAGGTAGTGGGTTTCGAAGCATGGGAGACACTGGGTGAGTAATGGGGTTCAAACAGGCTGCGCGCTCATCGGATTTTTGTACATGGCCGCCATTTGGTTGTTTGGGGCGCTCCTTTTTTATGGGGTCGTGGTGATCATTTTTAGGTATGCCTTTGGCGTTGAATTACCGAATCCGATGCATTGGCTTTGACACCACACCACTACCTTACCGGACGATCCGATAGGCCGCGCGCTGTGCGGCCGTGGGTGCGTTCCGGCGGCGGCCAGTCTACGGCAGCTCGAACCAGAAACAACGCATCGGTGGCGCCGCCCACTCGGCGCCAGGGGTGAAAAAGGAGGGCACCCTCCTTTCTTTGACCCAGAAAGAGGGTACGGCGTACGGCGCGGCGGCGCGTCGTGGTTGACGAGCGCCCGATAGCTTCAGGATCTATAACTTTTGAAGGGCCGCAGCGACCGCTGATTGAGCGCTGGTGTAGCTGGGATTCATCAGCGTAAGCATGAACTGTTTGAGCGGTATCTGCGGGCCACCGTTGACCGTCATGCTGATGGTCGACGTTATTCCGAGGGTCGCATCAAGATAGCGCACTTCCCAAGCAGCGATCTGATCAACATTAAAATAGGCTTGGGCTATCAAATTGAGGGTATCGATATCGTCGATCCACTTCAGGTCGCCGCTCAATCCAGCGATCCTCCAAAAATCCGACTTTAAAGGTTGTTGTTGAATCTTGCCGATGTTCCCGTCGCGACCCTTAAGGGCGGCGAAGTCATATGACAGCTCATCTTTGATGAAGTGAAGAACGCGAGTCTTGTTGTCCGCTGCGATTATTTGATCTGCTATGCGCCTCTCTTCCGCCTGCTGCGCGTGTTCTATGACGTAGATCGAGTAGGTGATGATTGCCGCGAAAACAATCGATCCCAGCAGCTGAATTAGAAGCGAGATCTGAAATTGCAGGCGACGCTCTGGGAACGCTGCCGTAGCGCGGTACAGCGCAATCCCAAACACCGCAATCGTCAGCAACGCCGCTAAAAAGAGCCAGACGAGTGCGTTCGGCGCACTCATTGTTTTGCCTTCGCCTTCAGCCCGAGCTCGACCAGGCGGCGGATGGCCTCGGGCCGACTCAAATCGGGCTCTTTCTGCTTTCTGATCCAGTCATCGAGCGCGGCCATCTGATCGGGTAAAACTCGCAGATGTATTGATTCCGCGCCCGTCGAGGGGCGGCCCCGAGATTTTCTCGTACGCGATATTGCCTTGCTCATGAATTTCGAGTACCAGAAAAGCAAGCCGAGGGGAAGCTGACACTTCCACCCCGGCTCTAACCCGAGCCAAAAAGGACCAGAATCCAAATGACCCAGGCTGACCGCGTGCATACCACGCCACCCACAAACACACGCATAACGAATCGACACCCAGCGGGTGCTCGGATGACGTCGAGCCGAGAGCTCCACCCTCGAGACGTTCTGGCCGACTTGCTGGGAAGCGAAGACTTCCCTGCCGAGATTGCCGACACCGAGGGCGTGGCCGATCTCATTTTGCAGCGGCTGAGGGATGCCGGTTTTGTTGTTGTCCCGGACGGTCCTGACGTTGCACTTTTTGCCGCGATCGAAAATTGGCGCGGTCTCTGGCGGGCGAGCGAGAAACTGCCAGACCGCGACCAGAGGGGGAACGAGCTGGCGCTGCAGGCCATGGACGTCGAGTTCGACGTCGCGGCGATGGAGCCTTCCACGGTCGAGGGCTATCACGCGTGGGTCGACACGATCCGAGAGTCGCAGTTTGACGACCGAGACCTATATGAGATCGTTTCCCGAGTCGGTCGCGCTGCCGGCCGCCTCGGCATTGCTGGCGACCTTCCCGACCTCCGCGCGCCGCGCTAATCGCTCCGATTCGCCAACCAGTGCCCGCCGCTAAAAGGCGGGCCTTCTTATTTGTGCGTCGACCTTCGGGGGAGGACTCGTCCCTCTGGGGGAGGGCTTCTCCGCCAAAGTCAATTCCCCTTTTAAGCCATCACAGAAGATTGAAAATAGCGCCGATCTGCCTCTCAGGACCTTAAAAACCACAGTCGAGCGAGAGAGTTGGAGGCGATACAGCACCTGATTGGTGCCAGATTTATGTATGAAATCAATTGGTTGGTAGGGATCGGCCCTTGTCAAATTAACCGCTGTCAGACCATATCACCGCAGGTTCGCGGCTATTCGCGTGCCTGTTGCCGAAAAGGAGGCTTCCGACAATGCTGCGCCAAGCGCAATCAGAGAAAATGACTTTCCGCGTCGCGCCCGATGTGCGCGATCAGCTCGACAAGTGGGCGAAAGAACACGTTTCAAACATGACGACCGAGCTCAACCGGGTTGTCCGCGAACTCGCGGCGCGGGAAGCGCGGGAGAAGGTGGCCAGCCGATGACCGCCACGCAAGGAACACTCTATTTGGCCGATGCTGCACAGGTCGCATGATGTCCAGCCCGCGCTTCCGCGTTCAACCAGGTGATGTGCCGGCTTCAGCCGCGGCGCAGCGCATGGGGCTGACCGTCGAAGCATTTTACGTTGCCCTTCCGAACCTGATCGCGCGCGGGTTTCCTAAAGCGGATCCCGATACAGGAAATTTCGACATCGACGCGATGGACGCGTGGCGGCGCGCGCGCCACCCTCACCTGTTCACCGGCCGCGCTGAATTCGGCGCGCGTGATGCGTCGACGGTGGCGCAAGATCGAATTGCAATAATGCGTGGTGGGCGATGACGGACGTCAAAATACGCCACTACGCGGTCAAGAGAGCTAAGGGCTTTTGGCAGCCTACGCCGAAGATGAAGGAAGTTGGGTTTGGCCCTGTGCCATGCGGTCCGGACGGGCCCGGTGCATGGGCTCTTGCTGAAGAATGGAATCGCCGCTGGGATTTGACGCGGACGGGCGCGGCCCCATCACCAGCGATGGTATCCGCTCGGAACCTGTCGTTTGCAAACTCCGAAGAGCTGACGATCTATCCGCCGCGGTCGCTGGGAGAGGCGTACCGCAAATATCGACACACCGACGAATGGCCCCGTAAAGCGCCTAGGACGCGTGATGATTGGTGGCGCGGTTGGAAGCGCATCAAGCCTGTGTTCGGCGACTGCGACCCTCGCACGGTAACGCTGGAAGACCTCAGCGCATGGCGGAAGGCAATCGAGGATACGGTTTCGATCCGCGAAGCGCACCGCGCCATGAAAATCTGGCGCGCATTGTGGAAGGTCGCTGCGGCGCTGAAATACTGCAAACGTGAAGAAGATCCGTCTCTGGGTGTCCGCAATAGCGCGGCCAAGGGTCGTTCCGAGAAGTGGTTCGAAGGCGAAGCAGCGCGCTTGGCCAAGCGCGCGTGGCGCATGAATTATTACGGTCTTGCCGCAGTGATCTGTGTGGCATGGGATACGCAGATGTCCCCCGGCGACGTGCGGGCGCTGCGTTCCTCCCAGATGGCCACGGTTGGCGAAGGACGATTGTTTTTCACTGAGCGCGGAAAGACAGGCGTCCCCGTCGGTGGCCTTCTCAGCGCGCGCTCTATGCGCATCCTGGCCGCCTACCTCGATAAGCTCGGCGTCACCCTGACCGGCGAAGCCTACATCTTCCGGAATCGATCCGGCGCGCCCTATTCGAAGGATACCCTTGGCGACGACTTCCGAGACATCCGGGCGGCCGAATTTGGGCCACTGGAGCGCCGGATGCTGGGCTATGACTTCCGGCGCTCTGGGGCGGTCGAAGCCATCGCTGGCAAGGCGACCCCGGCCGAACTGAGCCACGCCATGGGCAATACCCTGTCGGCCTCGAACGCGCTGTTCGCGACCTACGTGCCGGTCAACGTGACGTCGATCAATGCCGTCTTTGAAGCCCGCAAAAAAGGCCGGAAGACGCTTCGATGAAAGAACGAAAACAGCCCAATAGTTGGAACGCGCCGGCCCTGCCAGTTGGAATGGAGCCACTGATGACCGCTAAGCCATTGAAAAGTGGCGCGAGAGACGGGGCTCGAACCCGCGACCTCCGGCGTGACAGGCCGGCGCTCTAACCAACTGAGCTACTCCCGCGTGATTGCGAAACCCGCGAGAGGTGGGACTTAAAGGGGCCATCTAT